GGCCGGGCCTCTAGACGCTCTGGCCGGGCTGAGCTGCTCTGTCTCCTCTCTAGCAGGTAAGTTGGCTCGCCGCCGAGGCGCGGGGCTTGGGGCAGAGCCCCAAGTCGTGCCGAAGGGCACGACGCCATTAATAGGAGAAATATTAAATCGGAAATAAAAATTACCACAGGGATAATTGGCTTTTTGTTTTTTTTTTATTCTGGAATTGTCCCACAATTCGGTCAATTTTTTTTTTATTATTAAAGTGACTAAGGGTCCGATATTACCCTTAGTCACTTCTGCTTGTTAAACTTCTGCTTTGCATAAGTTTTGTTGTTATTTTGCTTGCAAATGGGTCGAGGTTACCATGCGTATATATTTACCTATAACAACTTCACAAGTGAAGGTGTTGCACGGTGGATAGCATGGATGAAGGCTTGTTGTTCTTTTTACGTGTTTGCATATGAAAAAGCGCCTTCCGGGACACCTCATTTGCAAGGTTGTTGTTGGTTTGAGAAACCTAAGCAAAATACAAATTTGATTGCGAAGGGATCATTGGTTGATGAGTTGCATATATATATTCGACCACAACGTGGCAATATGGCATCTCAACGCAAATATATTGTTGAGGGCTTGAAAGACGATGAACGTAAAGAGTGGATTGAGAAAACTGAGCCTGAACAATATGGTGAATGGCCAACTGAAGCCATGTGGGAAGCGCAATCACCTAAACAAGGCAAACGCACAGACCTTGACAATTTAGTTGAGGATGTGCAAGCTGGGATGAGCAAGCGACAATGCTTGATAAAGCACAAAACTGTATGTGCTCGTTATGGAAAATATGTTAACGAGTTAATACATGTTACTCGGCAAGAGGATGCTTATAAAAGGATTCAAGAAGAAATGGCAACTGTTGAATTACGTGATTGGCAGCAACAGTTGTTTGATCTTTTGAAGGAACCTCCTCATCCTCGCAAAATATATTGGGTTTATGATCCAGTTGGGAACAAAGGCAAGAGTTTTTTTGCCAAATGGCTGCGATCTCAATTTCCGCTTGGAGATGTTGAGACTTACAGTGGTGGAAAGAGTGCAGACATTGCTTATCAGATTGACTTGCCGAAGATTATTGTTTTTGACATTTGCAGAGATCCTGACTTCATGCCAAACCAATTGATTGAAGATGTCAAGAACGGAATATTTATGAGTCCAAAATACGAATCGGTTATGAAGGAGATACCTGTACCTCATGTCCTTGTATTATCTAACAGTACACCTAAACATGGGACGTTTTCTGCCGATCGAATTGAACTCATTGCAATTTGATTTGTATTTTTTTTTTATGTTTGTTGATTGTACAATAAAATTGGCAACCAACAACTTATACCTTTTTTTCCTATATTTCACTTCATTTCATCATTATAAAATGGTCATGCAAACAACTCGATTTAAGCGATATGCAAGACAAGCAGTCGTTAGAAGATATAACCGTGTTACAGCGGGTAACTATGTACCGCGCTCTGTACCGGTTCGTCGCGCGTGGAGGAATGCCCGCACTACTGATACTGGCATTACTCGTGTTGTTAGAAGTACTATTGAGACCCTCACTGCACCACTTTCTACTGACTTAATGGTAGGAAAGTTTTTTGCATTGGCTCAATGCACTGGTTACTTAGAACTTGCAAATGTGTTTGATCAATATCGTATTGCTAAAGTTGTTTATAAGGTTGTTCCTGTATTTAATGTTGCACAAGTTGGATCATCACCACTTGAAGGAACAATTGTTAGTGTTATTGATTACGATGATGCTAATACTCCTACAAATTTAGATCAGTTGATGGAGTTCAATACTCATCGGATTCACGATATACAGAAGCCTTGGATGAGAACTATATATCCTCGTATTGCTTCAGCCACTTTTAGCGGATCTACTTTTTCAGGATATTATGCTCCATCAGGAAAACAGTGGGTTGATGTTGGATCAACAGGAGTACAGCATTACGGATTGAAATGGGGTTGTGATCAAAATGCTGCTGATAATCTACGTCTTCAAGTTTATACTACGTACTATCTTGAATTCCGCCGCATTCGTTAATCTCTTTCCATATATAGCCGCGGCCGCGGGGGCGCTCCGTCACGCCGTGTGCCGAAGACGCCCCGGCTGGTGTCATCGGGGTCGCGGGGCCGCGGGGGGCGGCGGCTGGCCGGGCCTCTAGACGCTCTGGCCGGGCTGAGCTGCTCTGTCTCCTCTCTAGCAGGTAAGTTGGCTCGCCGCCGAGGCGCGGGGCTTGGGGCAGAGCCCCAAGTCGTGCCGAAGGGCACGACGCCA